CGTTCAATAAAGAAGGAGCAGAGCTCCTTTTTCAGCTCATTTCTGACTGGTACGAACAGAAAAGTTTGATCATCACTTCAAACTTGGAATTTAGTCAATGGAACCGTGTTTTCAGTGATTCTAGATTGACTGCCGCTTTAGTAGATCGAGTGATACATCATGCCCACATACTGAATTTTACGGGAGATAGTTTTAGAGTAACTAACGCTTTATCACGTCAAAAATAGTACTAAAATAAAGGCTGGCAAGCTTGTGTATTTTTCTTTGCATTCTTCTGCACTTTTTTCTTGCAAAACACATCTGCAGTACTTGGAAACCTGTCCGCGAGCCATCAAATTCAAAAGGTCCCTTCAAAATATCTCCATAAATTGTACAAATCATAGCTGCATTTACATACTTTGCGGCATCTACTGCCACGATACAATACCGGTCAGCCTCCGGGTTCCTCATCAAACGATTCCAATAGCTTCCGTTTTTCCCCTGGATATGTTTTAATGATTGCATAACCATTGTTTTCAGCTCCTCTTTTTAGTGGGGTGGGTTTGGAAGTTCTGTGATTGGTACTTTCACTATGCCCTGAAAACAATGGTTTTTTGCGTTTTTCTTTATCTATTTAACATAATAGGTACCTTCAGTCAGTTCTCGTCTGATTTCCACGAAAGTCCAACCTTGTAGGTACCAATCGTATACATTACGGACTACCTTGGCTTGTTTCTCATTGATTTCGAGGGTCGGCTGTCCATTTTAGTTTAGCAGTTACACCATTCTGATTAATTTTTCGATAGCCGTAGATGGCCATAAATTTCGCCTTCCCTTTTTGAAGGCTTTTTTCATAGCCCCAACGTGTGGAAGCTGATATAGTTTGGGACTCTTCTTGCGCCAGAGCTGCATACGTACTTAATAAGAATTTATTATATTCAATGGAGGTGTCCAGTTTCTGTTCCTCAAAATACACCCCATGATACTGGTTAGATAAAAAACTATATATAGAATTTTTATCTACCGTTAAATACTAGATATTGTATCTAACTTGCATTTTTTATCTTTATATAATGATGTTTTTGTAAGAATAGATACTATGCCTGATAGATGCATTTATAAAAGAAGGCAAACAAAAAAGCCCACCACCGTTTTAAGGTAGTGAGCTAGAAAAACGAGTTTCTTCTAATATATATATATATTATTGGGATATTGAGCTTTTTAAGATAAATTCATTTGAAAAGGGTAATTGATTCTTCTGATTATTCCCTTTTGAATCTAAAAAACTTACCAACACAAAATAATTATCATATAAATAACTATATATCTCGGCAAGACTATTAAATTCAATGGACTCCTGTTGTGAGACCCTGTAGCAAATTTCCGAGATAATAGTACGTATGTAATAATTCAGATGCGAACACAGCACAGTTATATTACCTAATACGTCTGAATAATGTACTATCTGGTTTCTATATCGATATAACCGTTGTACATTCCAATTAACATTATTGTAGTTATTCGATAAAAAGTTGAATAAACTTTCATTTGATTTGAAATTACTTCGCAACATATCCAACCTATGCTGTAAGAGTTCATTATCCGAACAACTCGAATAAAATGCCACAAATAACGATTCATCCTTAAGTAATTCTAAAAAATTATTCACATCATTATAATCAGGATCTTTTGTCCTAATACTTTGCCCATTAAATTCTACACTTATACCACAGCGTCCGATGTCGCATAATAAATTACTCAGCATCTTATAGGCATAACGGCTACACATTACTGCAGGAACGGTCATCTTTACATGTTCAATTATATTTGAATATTGCCCCGTATTTAGTAACGTTTCAATACAACTCCACAGGCTAATGTATTTTTTATCTGGGGAAATGCTATCCAAGGAATTGCTATACTGTATTAGCGCATCCGTTATCCGCTTTCTTGATATTTCATTTAATTGCTTTTCATAAATAAGTGTTTGAATTGTTTTTACAGCTTCATTTAGCCTAACAAAGTTTACATTGGGTTCCTCTTTAATAACACCTTCTAACGGTATAACATTTCCGTTATCAAAGCCTAAAATACATTTGTCATTACTAATGATATTAAAATCATCCTTATAGAATGAATAAATTGCATTTAATTGTTTAATGCTATAATAAGCAATTTGATGCATATACCTGTAATCATAATGAATACAATCAAATCGAACGTAATCACGATCTACAGAGATTGTTGTACTAGCCTTCGGAAAATCACGTATAACATCCTCTCCAGAAACAATTGTTATATTATCCGATTGAATATTCATTTCCTGTGAGTTTGGATAATTGCATTTAAAAAAATACACATATTTTTCCTTATCATTAATCAACCTAGCAATAAACTTATTCCAAGATACATTAAAATTAAAAGTGGAATCAGCCATGGTTTGCATCAAGGTTGCATATAAACCCGCTGCCGTCCATTCTTTGTTTGTCAATTCACTAGCAAGTAATTCTGAATATAAGTAAATATCTTCATAGTAATCGTGAACCTGCTTACCATTGCTATCAAGCTTATAACGGGTATTTCCAGCATTATCAATACTTTCCTTTAGGTCAGTAACCAGCCAATTACAATACTTATCCTGATCAACTGTCTTTAAGAAAACATTTATTTGCGCGCTTAATCGCATCAAAGAGGCATTTTGTGATTTCTTATCTAGTGATTTATCTTTTGGTTTGAAATTATTCAAGCCATTTGTTAATGCATAATACATTTGACGTTGATGTTTCTCAAGACACTGATCCTTTTTAAGCACAGCCTTTGCCTCTTCAATTACTGAAATTAAATTACTTATATGTATGTCACTGCTTTCCATCATTTTTATTACATCTAAGATTTCAAGAAGTAGGCTTCTGGCATTCTTAAATCGTATTTGGTAAGAAAATAGTGAATAATCGCTAGTTAACTCCACCCATTTTTGAATAAAGAAATATTGTCCTTTTTCAACCGCAGAAAATTTATTAGCAATCTGAGAATTGTTAAAACCCTTAATCATGATTTTCCAACCTCTTTTTAGGATTTATTGTTGTAAAAAGTAAAAAACGTGTTATAATATAGCTATAATAGAAAAGATCATAAAAGCAACCGATGGTGACTGAGCTAAAGCCGGCCCGGAGGTTGCTTTTTGCTTTTATTATGCTTTTAATTATAAAGCACGATAGTACTTTATACAATTTAATCCTTTTCAAATTAAGTAAATAAAAATACCCCACCAAGCAGCCGTATACATACAAAACAATACGCTTGCTCAGTGGGGTATCTCGTTACCACTATTTATTTTTTCTTACGTTTGCGAGGCTTGCTCTTCTTCCTCAACCGCCAAGCCATAATATCATTTTGTTCGGTAGTGACTTGCACCCCAAACTTCAAATCATAAACTATTCGGCCATTAGGATAAACCGTTCCTTTCTTAACAATCCTGCTGAAAATATCCGCTCGGAATTCTATCCGTTCCTTTTCAGGTTTAAATTCCTGAATTCCTTTTAATTCTTCAAGAAACCAGTCAAGGTCTATTTCCGCCTTAAGGCACTGTTGTTCCCGGTCCTCATAGTCATAGACTTGATTTTGCAGTTCCACAATTTGATCAGTTATTGCTTTTATCTTGTTTGGGTTGCCACCATGCCGCTCACCTTCATCCACTTCATCATAAAGCTGTTGATAAAGTTGCTGCATATCATTCCTAACCTGTCCTATCAACTTCCGTTCGTTTTCATCAGGAACCGTATTCCTAAACGCTTGTTTCATTTTATCCTGATAGCCTTCTGTCATTTTCATTTCCTGAAGTAATGTCATGAACCTATGCTCAATTGATTCTTCTCGGAACCCACGTACATCACAAGTTACTTCTGTGTACTTTTTCTCCGCTGTTCGACATCGCCAATAATGAGATCCATCACTCGTGCAACTTATATGAATGATAGGAGCGCCACATTCGGAGCACGTAAATATATTAAAAAATTCCTGCCGGGTATGAGGTTTCGATGACTTTCCCTTTTTATTACTTCGATTATTCATGATACGTTGGGCTGCTTCCCAATCGTCACGGCTCACAATCGCTGAGTGGTGATTTTGGGTCACATACTGTGGAAGTTCCCCGTCATTTTTTAGATTTTTTCCAGTTAAGGTATCCTCTACATAAAACCGTTGAAAAACTAAATCACCCGCATATATTGGGTTGGTAATCATGCAATCAATGCTGCGAGGATGCCACTTGTTTTTTCCCCTAGCTGTAACAATGCCATCTTCAGACAATTCCTTTGCAATTTGATTTGTGCTTTTGCCAGTCAAAAACTCCTTGTAAATCCGGCGTATAACATCTCCCTCTTTCGGATGAATCAGCCAGTTCCCATCTTCATCATACGTATAACCGTAGCGTTCATATTTGGTATTGAACTTCCCTCTTTCCGCTAACCTTCGTTTTCCCCAAGCCACACTTTCAGCTAAATTTCTACTTTCCTCCTGGGCCAGTCCACTATAAATCGTGAGCATCACTTCACCATCTTCATCAAGTGTTCGTATGTCCTCCTTTTGAAAGACCACTTCCACTGGCGGTTTCAGTGCTTTTAGCATTCTAACAGTCTCTAGAACGTCAACGGTATTTCTGCCGAACCTCGAAATCGACTTTGTGATAATGCGGTCGATCTTTCCCTTTTTACAATCATTAATAAGCCGCTGGAATTCCTGTCTATGTTCTGTATTCGTACCTGATACACCCTTATCGGCATACACTTTGACTAGACTCTGGTTGCGATCCTTTAAAATATGATAGGTATAGTAGGCAATTTGTGTTTCCAGGCTTCCCAACTGATGAGCTATTTCTGTACTAATTCTTGCATAAGCGGCAGTCCTGACTTTTGGTTGATTTGGTTCCTGTTTTTCTAAATGTTTTATGGGGTAAAACTCTATCTCTTTTTTTACGTTTTGATAAAAACGCATAGGATCCTTTTCAATAACAGAAACTTCTTTCAATGGAAATGCCCCCTTTTCTATTTTATTTGGAACTTCAGGGGTCTTTGAAAGAGTGGGCTGCTCATCGTGTTCCGCTTTAATTTCTTGAGGCATCGAAGGAACCACGCAATTTCCTATCTGCGTTTCCTCCTGATCTAGCCAGCGAATAATATAAGCATCATGGGAGAATATCTTGATGCTTAAAACCCAGGCACGCATATAGTCAATCGTTACTTCATTTAAAAACTGTTCCACACTCGTGACATTATCCATCCATTGAATGGCCTGATTGCGGTATTTCCGATCTGCTTCTATCTTCGTGACCCGCTCCTCAAACACTTGAAGCTCTTCCTCTATTTCTTCTCTTTTTCGGATTGGCAGATTAATTGATTCATTGAATTGATGTTCTTTTGCCATTTCTAACTCTGAGAAGAATAGAAGTCGTTGATATTCAAAATGATCATTTTTATTCATATGTTTAATATCGTGCAACATCATTTTCATAACCTTTGGATCAGTAAAGTCATACCGTTCTTGAAAAGCAGCAAGCATCATCCCTAGTAGCTTTGTTTCAGCCACATCCTCAGACGGGCATAAAACTTCGCTTGCTAGTTTCTTTCTACAAGCCCATTTGGCGGTTGTATGTTTATGATAAATATTATTGCACAGCCCACAAATAACCCTTTTTGACATTGCTATTTCTCTCTTCTTTGCCTTTTTAGTTCGCGGCTTGTTTTTAGCCCTTCTTTTTTCCATTATGGATTGTGCCTGTTGAAAGGTTTGTCTGCTGATAATGGCAGGATGACTATTTTCAATTAAATATTGCTTCTCTAGTCCATTATTTTTCCTATAAACATCATGAATAAAATCACTAACTTTTTCGCGGGTTAACTTGTCCCCAGTGTAATTATGATTAGTAAGTATCCGATGGACTTTTGTATCCGTCCATACGTCACTTCCCCTGGCAGTCTTTATACCTTTGTCAATCAAGATTCGAGCAATCTGCAGTTTGGTCATCCCGCTATTAAAAAGTTCAAAAACTTCTCTGACAACAGCAGCTTCTTCCTCAATTATCGTTAACACCGATCCATTTGTATTTTTATGAAGGTGGTATCCAAACTGTTGCTGGAATAAAGGAATTCCTTTTTCGAACCTTTTCTCAAACCCCCATTTTGTAATTTCTGAAATGGTCCTACTTTCTTCTTGAGCAATTGCAGCTAGGGCTGTTAAAAAGAATTTGTTCTTCAATTCCAAGGTGTTTATTTTTTCTCGTTCAAAATATATTGCTATTCCAAGTTCCTTAAGGTGATCCACTATTTCTAGTAAGTCTTTTGAATTCCTTGAGAATCTCGATACGCTTTTAGTAAGGATTAAATCAATTCTTTGTTCTTCACAATGCCGTAAAAGTCGTTGAAAACCAGGGCGTTTTTCTTTTGTCATCCCCGATTTTCCTCTGTCATAATAGATACCAACCAATTTATAATTCTTTTGCTCTTGAATAAGCCTAGTATAATGACGAACTTGATTTTCAAGAGACCTTGTCATTTCATCATGACTGGTGCTTGTTCGGCAGTATGCCGCTACTCGAACAATCCCATTGTCTTGCTTCCCCGAAGACAAAGAGCCATCCATTTCTTCCAATTATAAAAACCCCTCTCGTCTTTTATCGTAAGTGATATCCTTTCGCCGCAATGTAAAAGGCTTAAGGTATGCTATCTATCACTCACATACGATAAAAGTTCAAGGGGTTTGCACCATAATTCTGTTATTCTTCTTCTTTAACTCTTGTGGCTCTGACCTTTCTGGCAATTCCACATTTAAACTCAATGGTTACATCGTAATTTCTGTAAATGATGCCCCGATGAACTGTTTGCTTGAAAATATCGGCTCTGAAAGGTTGGTCCTCGCTGCGTTCTTCCAATTCATCTAGATACATCAGAAGCTTACTAAGTTGCTTGGCTAAGTGGCGGCTTTCCTGCTGTTTCTCGTTTAGTTCTTCAAGTTCCGCTTGAAGCATTTCTTGTTCGTAATATAAATGCCTGATGGTTGCCTCATAAGCACCGCTTACCGAGGAAGTGCTATTGTCCGTTAATTCAACCAAACGTTCATTTATGGCTTCCAGTTTCTCTTCTAGAATTCCAAGCCGCTCCTTTTCCTTACCATTTAGGTCGTACTCGGCTATGACTTCGTTTGCTTCTTCTATCACTTGAGCCCTGTTATCTTTTAATTCATAAATTAAATCCATGAATTCTCTTTCCAATGCCTCTTCCCAAACATGTCGTCCAGAACATTTGATATTGTATTTTTTCGGATGAATCTTCGCTCTGCATTGCCAAGCCGTGTAAAGATATTTTTCTCCTTTTCTTTCCGAGGTCAGCCTTCTTCTTACAACCGGGCTTCCGCACTCCCCGCAGTAAAAACTGTTGGAAAAATAGGATGCGTTTGAATATCCTTGTGCGTATTTCCCATCTGGATCCCGCAACATCTTGCTTCTTCGTTTCATCTCCTGCTGGGCAGCGTTCCAATCTTCGTCTGAAATGATAGCGGGGTGATGGTCTTTGATAAAATACTGTCGTTCCGACCCATCGTTTCGTATTCTTTTATGGGTAAGAAAGTCCACCGTTATTGATTTCTGAAGCAAGGCATGTCCAGCAAACTTCTCATTCGTAATAATTTTATATACCGAGTCCGATGTCCATGTTTTGTTTGCTCTTGCAGTTAAAATCCCATCTTTCATAAGGCCCTTTGCGATGGTTGCTGTCCCACTTCCTTCAAGAAATTCCCGATAAATCCTTCGAATAATATCCGCTTCCGCCTCGTTAATTACTAGATTTCCATCTTCGTCAGTATCATAGCCTAGAAAGTAAGTTGTTGGGATATGCGCAATTCCTCGTTGAAACCTTTTCTGTACTCCCCATTTCGTGTTTTCCGAAATCGATCTCGATTCTTCTTGCGCCATGGAGGAAAGAATCGTTAGGAACAATTCGCTCTTGGCATCTAGTGTGTCGATGTTCTCCTTTTCAAAAAAAATTCCGATTTTTTTACTCTTCAATTCCCTAATATATCTTAGGCAGTCTAATGTATTCCGGGCAAACCGGCTGATGGATTTTGTAATGATATAATCTATCTTCCCATCAACGCAATCTTGAATTAGCTGTTGAAATTCTAGCCTGTTCTTAGTCGATGTCCCTGAAATTCCGTAATCCGCATACACTTTTACAAGCTCCCATGAAGGGTTGCTTTGAATAAAATCTGTATAATGGGCCACCTGAAGTTCATAGCTTCCCGCTTGGGATTCTTCATTTGTTGAAATTCTGGCGTAAGCTGCAACACGCTTTTTCTGTCCATCAGGGTTTAGTGCATTTCTGTCAGTTCTTACTTTGGCGGGTATCACCCTAACCCTTGGCGATGGTCGATTTCCACTCATGTATCATCACTCCTAATATAATTCAACCTCAATTTCTTCTCCGGTTACCCAGGTAATGGAAAATAAAATGGGTGATAGCGCTTTGACACGTACCACCCATGCTCTTAAATATTCGATATTTTTGAGTTCTTCCAATAGTTGATCCCTTGTTTTATTAATCATTAGGTTGCTCTCAAGTTTTTCTATCGCATTCATTCTGTAGGAGAAATCTGCATCCAAAAGCTTCCACCATGTTTCCTTTTCTTTTAATTCCGATTCGATTTGTTCCCTTCTTGCTCTTAGCACCCCAATATTCACATCCGTCCCGTTCAGAATTGCAATATTCTCCTCATGCAGGATGCTTTCAAGATCAACTCGTAGCTGGTTATATTCGCCGTCACTTTTGGTATCTATATTCTTGATTTCCCTTAAAATATTTTGAATGGTCCGGCTGCTAAGGGATTCTTCTTCGGACCCGTATTTGTTGTCCAGTGCTGCCTCCATTACCGTCAAGATGGTTTCTTCTCGAATTCCTTCCATGTCACAAAGCTCCTTGCATTTGGTCCTTTTCCCACATCGCCAGGTGACAACTCCCCTACATTCAAATCTTTGTAAATTCCCTCCACATTTTCCGCAAACAATCCTGCTTGAAAGTGGATATTGCTTTTTTTCCCTTCTTCTATTTGGCTTTGCCCGTTTCTTTAGCATTAGTTGAGCCATTTTAAAGGTCTGCTTATCAATTATTGCTTCGTGATGATTTTCAATATGGTATTGTTTTTTCTCACCCAAGTTCCTTATGCTTTTGCGACTAAGGTGGTCTGAGCGATAACTCTTTTGACTAAGAATTTCACCAATGTAGGCGTTATTCTTCAAGATTTCCCTTATCCCTGTTCCCGACCACTCCCTATTTCCTCTTGCTGTTTGATAACCTTTTTGAACAAATATTCTAGCGATCTCTGCGGGACTTTTTTCTTGCAAGCAAAGTTCAAATGCTTCTTTAACCACGCTCGCCTCTTCAGTTTGAATAACCCATTTTCTGTCCCCTTCCCGTGTATATCCAAGAAGGCGGGTAAACCTTGCTTCCCCTCTCTCTAATCGTTTCTTATTTGCCCATTTCACATTTTCTGAAATGCTTCGGCTTTCTTCTTGGGCGACAGCCGCCATCATGGTTAAGATAAACTCACTTTGCATGTTTTCTGTGTCAATATCTTCTTTTTCAAAAATAAGTCTTACCCCATGGCTTTTCAACATTCGAACCGTATCAAGTGTGTCCAGAACATTTCTTGCAAATCGGGATACTGATTTACAAAGAATCAGGTCAATTTTCCCCTCCAAGGCGTGTCTAATCATTTGGTTAAATCCTGAACGACCGGATGCTGCTGTTCCGCTTTTGCCGTGGTCTGAATAGATACCCGTCATTTTCCAATCAGGATTGGTTCGGATGTACCTAGAATAGTGTGTTGTCTGATTTTCTAGTGAATCTTCCTGCTCATCAGAAAGTGTGCTTACCCTTACATATGCAGCAACTTTTATCGCAGCAGATTTTTCTTCAGTTTCAAATTTTGCTAAGCGATAACTCGAAGCAAATGCACTTTCCGCTTCCTCGCCAAAACCTGATATTCCCTGGCCAAATAATGTATCTCTCATCAACACTCCTCCTTCCTTTGTTTACCTGATTGTTTGGCTAATAGTCTTTCAACCATTCAATCGGTATTCCAAAAATATATTTTGCTGAAAGCCGCATGGTTAAAGGGTTTTCAGCAATTTTTGTTATAGTATATATCACTCAAACGAGACTAAATAGCAAGAGAATGATTAGATAAAAGGCCGTAAAAAAGAGCCAATATGCCCTTCGCATATCAGCCCCCTAATTTGAATCATCTTACTTAATAAATGCGTCTGTGAATCCCGCAGATTTCAGTTTCTTGAGTAATGATTCCGCATTCCCTTTATCGGAATACGCCCCCACTTGCACCCGGTACAACTTCTGAGTATCTGGCGGCTTCTTTGATTTCATAACGACCAAACAACCCACATCAACCCAACTCATAATCCCCGCAGATTCCTTACCAGACTTCTTATCAACCTTTTTCCCCAGCAATACACAAGTCTTCCCGCCTTTAACAACTGGTTTTCCATTTGAAATTACCTGCGTTACCTTATGATAAGATCCTGTTTTAACCCATCCGGGAATCGTTGCACCACCGGGATAGTAGGAACTTGCTGATGCTTTCACTTCCACTACATCTCCAACCTGAATAGTAGAGGGTACATAGGAAGGAGCACTTGTATTATTTAATGCCGCTCCAACAGCGGCTCGGAACGAATTCATACTTTCCCCATGCTTCGGAAACCAATGCATCACATCGCCATGGTTACTGGCAATCCCCATCTTGGCTCCTTCTGAGTGACAGAGTATATCCTTTTCAGTAAGGCCGTACTGTCGGCATAAATTCACACAAAGCTCCACCGCATTTTGCCACGCCTTTCTAAAATACGCTTCATTCTTTGAAACGTTATAGCCAACCATCGCAGATCCCTTACCATATGAAAATCCACCTGGCTCACAAATCTCAAATCCAATATGCGTATTATTAGCTGTTCCACCGCAATGCCAACCTCGATGATTCCAAGGCAAGTACTGCCACACCCCTTTGTCATCCACAAACGCATGAACACAAACCTGTCGATTGATTTCCCCGGCCTGATAGGATTTATTCCAACGACTGAACCAATCTGCAGCCATTACGCCAGGAGTAGCTGTTGAATGAACCATGATTCCTTTTGGAGCAATTTTCTTCCCCGCCTTGTAACAATCATTTCTGGTCATATAGTTTGTCGTTAGCTTCATTTCCCCTTATCCCCCTTCGACTTACCATGCAATTGTGTGAGCACATCTTTTAGTTTCTCTGGTACTGGAAGTCCAATTCTTGCGGAATTCTCTATAATGCTAATGCCTTCATTCGAAAGATAAAAAAAGATGACAGCCGTGCGAATGACACTGCCCTCACCAATCAGTCGGCTGTCAATGATATGAGCAACCGCCACAAATATAAAAATTAAGACCTTTTTAAATATCCCTCTCGCACCAATTTCACTGGAAAGCTCCCGATTGATAATGGCAACCATAATGCCAGTGATGTAGTCGACAATGACGAAAATAATAAGAGCATATAAAAAACCGTCAAGGCCGCCAAGAAACCACCCCAACCACCCGCCCAGCGCAGCAATCACTACTTGTAAATACGTCCATATTTCTTTCATTCTCCCATTCCCCCTTACTAAAAAATTGCAAAATAAAAAGGACTAGAATAATTTCTAATCCCTAATCGTAAATGTGTTTTGTAAATATTAATTTGTTAATATCCTCATATTTGTTCGCCGTATTTTCCGTTCTGGATGTCTGCGTATATGAACAATGAACTCTTCATTGGATGTGTGATATACCATGGTACCTTCCTCTGCTTGAAAAAACTCTTTGTTTGCATCTTTATCGGAAACAGGTCGTATCGGGGCTACTTGATCAACAATTTTCTTATCACCTTCTTCATGGTAATCAAGAATTGAAACCAGAAGAAATTGATTTGGGAACAACTCCCTAGCCTCTTGCCATTTCATTATAGCCACCTCTCTTCTTTTAACATTATTATAATACAACCATCTAAAAACAAAAAAACATTAGGTTTTACTGTTGCCTTTTCAACTCCAGATTACCATATAAGACGATAACAAGAACTACTATCATATTTATTTTTTCCATTACCTTTAATAAGAAGCATAATACACATAACCGCTAGCCTTCACATAGAATCCGTCTCCCGGTACATAAATCGCTCCACCAAATGTATCCGAATAGGCCGCTGCCAGGCCCGTCTGTTCGACACCTTCCCAAGTTAAACCGTCTGCCGATGTATGAAGCATCCCTTCCGTAAAGAGCGCGTACTTGCCCCAGTCCGGCACCCAGACGATATTTTGTGGATTGGGAATGTTGTTATTGGCAAGATCGCCAGTATGCGAAAGATTGGTTTCCGTAAGTGTTGTGGCATTGTCATCTAGGACACATAGTTTCACATGATAGATTCCACTTACATACCGATATTTCATCACAAAGAGTTTATCGTTAATCGATCGTATATACATATAGCTCGTTTGATTAACATCGCCCGGGATCGTTGTTGTCCAAGAACTAGGAGTGGAAGAACTTGCAGTTGCGATTGACTTGTCTCCACCAACAACGCCGATAAATTTCCCTTTATGCGTTGTCATGTAACTAAAGATGGGAACTGACGAACCATCCGCTCCAACCAGCGTCCAAGCCGTTCTTTCTGTTAAGGAATCGAAGCTGTAATAGACAGGAGACTTATAGTACCACCAACTAACCACTCCGGACCCTCTTGTCGAATCATAAGCACCTGTCGTCATAGCGTTTTGCGCGCCTGAACAATAGCCTGCATTATGCCAAGTAATCCCATCAAAAGAAGCAATAATATTCGCCAAGCCGACTATCTTTGCTAAGAACACACCGCCGCCAGCCCATAGGATTTCTGGCTGACCATGATTCCACCAGGTAACATTGACAACCGTCCACTTTCCAGTACTTTTATTGAAATAGGACATGTATGGAGTCTTCGCATAATACACCGCAATTTGTGCGTTTCCATTGTCATGCACGGTGATTTTTGTTTCACTACCATATTTGCTATAACCAAAATCTTGATAGTATTTCTTTTGCCAGCTCAAAGTTGGGGTGGGAATGATGAGCTCTCCCCTGCCGCCAAATGCGGTCCAAATCGCAAGGGTATTATTAAAATTTCTGTGATAACTCAACGTCTAACCCACCACCTTTTGAATTCCAGTAATCCTGCCGCTACTATCCGTCGTGTAAGTATAACTGGCCGTCTCTCCATCTACATACGTAATTTCAAATCTCGTTGTATCTACTAGCAGGGTGGACACCTCTTTTAACAGCAGTTCACTAAAAATGTCCTCTAACGTAATACTTGTAAATCTTCCATTGCTATCTGTCGTGAAACTATATTTCGCATGATATTGATGCGTATCGCCTTTTTCCACTTCATAGGTGACATTAATGAAGTCAGCATCAATCGTTAGATTTTTTACGATGGTATAGGAAACACCCAGTTGATTTATTTGATCTTGAAGACCATACACGGAACTCCCCACATCGTTCAGTGAACTTTCTACTTTACTCATAGAATTTTCAAGCTGATAAAAGGTATCTGAAATGCTTGGCTTATACCTTCCCACTTCAACGCGAATGTCATAACGATAAAAGGGGTTGTATTCTAATGAAATAATCCGCGTCTTCACATTGATACCGAGTGGTTTGAATACAATGTGCACATTATCTCCGACCGTTAAATTCAATAGTTTGAAGAACGATATATTGTAGGAAGAGGCATTTTCTCTGGAGTCATAAGAAACCGAAACATCCGTGACGTTTTTTGAATCCATCACCGGCTGATATTCACTACTCCCCCGGTGATTTCGAATGTGAATGGAATAACCATCGTATTCGATTTCGCCACCGAGGATGGCAATAAACTGCATCAGAGCCGCTCGCCTTGTCACTTCCTGGTTGATTTTCATCGTACAATTCTCATTAAAGTCAACGGTTCCTGCTGTAAAAGGGGTTCCGGATAATAGCTGGTTTAAACCAACCAATGGGTCTCCTGTATAATCGAAAGCGTCGATAGAAAACATTTCGTCATTTAAAATGTAGGAAACATGCTCGCAAGCTACTGAACAAATCGGCAGGCCACCTTGTAGCGACTTATTAATCTGCACGATTTCAAAATACTGATTGTGTAATTTGGCTAGCTGCTTCGTTTTTAAGGAAAGGGCAGACTTGGCGAGCACCGTAAAGGATAGCGTGAATTCTCCCTCAAGTGTTTCTCTAACATTCGCTGACATCACTTTTCGAACCGTTTGTATGAGCGTATTTCCCGCATAAATTTCAATCACCAATCTGCCCTCCTTTTTATGAACTTGCCACGCCTAAGTTCCTGACCGTCACTTTATTTTGATTCCATTGAAGCTGCGCGATAATTCGCGTTAAAACTGCCCCATCAATGGTAAGCGGAATGGTCACATCAAGGATGGCGTCACCCATTCCATTTTTAGTCGCATTCACTTGGCTGTTCAGGTCTAGATCAAAATCGGTCGGGATAGCCCCTTCCATGTTCTTTTCTACGTCCTTCATGGCATCTGTAAATCCAACACCAATTCCTTCACCCATGTTCTCTCCAATACCCGCAAACACTCTGGAAGGTGAACGAATGCCAAGCACACCTTTCACATTACTAACGATGCCACCTACAAAGTTACTTACTTTATTCTTAATCCAACCAATCATGGAAGCAATTCCGTTCCATAACCCCTTCACAATATTTACACCAATTTGCCCAATCGCCAGAACTGCTTTTCCTAGTCCTACAACGAGGGCAGAAACAATTTGCGGCAATTGTGCTAGTAGTTGTGGGATTGCTTGAAGGATTCCTCCAATTAAAGAAATGATTAGTTGAACCCCTAATTCGATGATCCTTGGCAAATTCGTTGTAATGAAATTAATAATGGTCGTAATGATTCTTGGCAATGCCGCAACGAGTGTAGGTAATGCATTCATTAACCCAAGCGCAAGCCCCTCAATCAATTTAAAGGCTGCATCAAGGATTAAGCCGATATTATTAAGTAATGTATCTACAATTAGAATAAGGGCATTGATAATTGACGGAATTAGTTGTGGTAACGCTTCTGCAATTCCTAACGCTAAAGCGACCACAATTTGTATCGCAGCTTCAATTAATAATGGTAGATTTTTCACGATAAATTCAGCGACCGTCGTGACAAGGTAGACGACCATATCGACGAGCGGAGTGATATTTGAAACAATCGCCGCAATTAAACCTTCCAATAAGTTAATTGCGCCATCTAAAAGAGGTGGTAATAATGTCGGTAATAATTCAACCAACACATTGACCACCTCTGTTAACATTGTCGACACCATTTCGATTATCGTCGGTAAATATGTACTTAACCGATTGATTCCCGACACTAAGAAAGTAGCGACCTTCTCTCCTATTGCTGTAATGTCGCCTTCGTCAAAACCATCATTTAGGATTTCCGTTACATCTCGAACAAGACCGGTTACATCTCCGACTACTTCTTGAGCGATGCCTGCAAATTGCTCTCCAATAACGATTTGTAAACCTTCATAAGCCGATTTCAAACTTCTCACCGAACCAGCAAGTCCGCTTTCCATTGTTTCAGACATTTGCTGGGCGGCACCATCTGCATTGGCAAGTTCCTTATAGAGATTGTTCATTTCTTCTCCGGTACCGGCTAGAAGTGCATTGACCCCTTTTAAATCCTGCGTATTGAAAATCTTACTTAGTGCTTGTACTTTATCCGCCTCAGACAATCCACTTAAACGTTCATTTAAATCTGTAAAAATGTCATTCATTTCACGAATATTGCCTGATGAATCGACTACACTTACACCCAAGCTTTCAAGCTCCGCAGCCGCTTTTGATGTCGGCGAAGTAAGGGAGGTGATCACGTTTCGGAGCATCGTTCCCCCTTCAGCTCCTTTAATCCCTCGGTTGGCGAGTACCCCAAGCATCACGTTAATCGTATCTAACTCTTGCCCGGCATTTTTCATCGTACCGCCAGCTGTTAAAATTCCTTCTCCGAGCTGCGCGACATTGGTATTCGATTTTTGAGAAGTTTTAGCGAGCATGTCCATATAGCTGCTCATATCGGAGGATTGAAGGCCTAGTGCCGCCATGGAGTCTGTGACCAGATCCGATGCATAGGCTAAATCCATTCCACCTGCAGCCGCTAAAGTTAACACACCTGGCAAGGCTTCAATTGCTTTATCCGCATCATATCCAGCTAACGCCAAGTAATTTAACGCTTCAGCCGATTCAGATGCGCTAAACTTCGTACTGGCACCTGCTTCTTTTGCAGCGTCGGATAGCTTTTTAAAAGCTTCTTCTCCTTCTTGTCCTGCTAATCCCATCGTCGCTTGGACTTGTTTCATGCTATCCTCAAAGTTGGCGTAAACAGAGATTGAATCCTTCACCCATTTTCCAGAGGCCAATGCGCCTGCGCCAACAGCTGCCATAGCGGCAGCGGCTGCCTTTAGTCCTGCAGCGAGTACATTTTTAGCAATCTCTCCCGCTTTCTTTAAACCATCCACTAATTTATCAAGCTTTTCACGATTTAGGCGTTTGACCTCATCACGTGAATCTTCTAATTCATTTTCCAATCTGTTTAGTGTTGCATTGGCATTGTTCAATTGAATTTGCCAATTTTGTGTGCGACGATCGTTTTCACCGAAGGAGGCGGCCGCATTTTGGAGCGCTTCTTTAAGCGTATTAATTTTATTTTTCTGCTCATCAATCTCTCGGTTTAGCACTTTATTTCTCGCTGTGATGGCTTCCATGGATTTGTCTTGTTTATCGAATTGAGAGGTTACGAGATTCATTTCACTCCCTAATACTTTGAAACTCCGGTTTATATCCCGCAAGGCATTTTTAAACTGCTTTTCACCTTCGACACCAATTCTCAGCCCAAAGTTATCTGCCACGACTCCACCTCCTCTCTTTTAGGCATAAAAAAATACACCCAGCGTTGAGTGCACATGTACTAAATACCCATTGGGATTACATCATCAATAAAAACTTCCTGTTTCGGTTTTTCAATTCCAGTAAACTGTTTATGGCATTCCCATAGATCCATTAAATACCCCATCGGCATAAGCCACACTTCATCTTCTCTACGATTTAATTGAACGGTTCCATAATAAATAAGTCGGATAAACAGTTCTTCATCGCTTACCCGACTTCCTCGTTTTTTGATGGTTCACTCTCGATATGGCGTTTTGTTCCTGCGAGCATGCTGGTCATGATGGCATTTTTGTACTCTGCCAACTCAAACGGGGTCGTTAACAATTCGACTTCTTCCTCTGTGAGCGGATCCTTTTTAGCCTCTTTATTTCGCAGATTATGAATCAAGATCGATTGATTCGCCAATAACGTAATGAGCCAGACAATCTCATCAAGCGCCAGTTCAAAATCCTCGGTGTTCATCAGCTTATTACCAAGGTTCTCAAGACCGCCGTAACGTTTCGCGATTTCCTTTGTCGCCTTCGTAGTCAAAATGAGTTTGTACGCTACACCGCCCACTTCAATGACAGCACTTCTTTCCTCCGCTGCCACATCCAGCTCTAACACTTCCGAAGCTACACTTTCATTTCCCATCTTTCGTCCTCCTCTATTTTTAAGAAACATCAACCATCGCGATATCCGTCGTAACATCCGTCGCTCCAACAGAGCTTAATACACAATAGTAATAGTAAGTGCCTGTTGTTAAATCTGTAGGGATGTTCAAGCTAGCTGACGTTTCTCCATTAATGACGGTACCGCCTGATGTACTTTCAACAGTATTTTCATACCATTGATAAGTTACCGGATAGCTTGTATTACTACTCGCTACGACAGATAGACTGCCGGAAATGCTGCCTTGTGTGACTTCCGTAATAGCTTCCGGCTGGGTAGTAATCGTAATCTTTGGTGTTACGGGTGAAAAATCAGGCTCATACACGGAACTAAACCAATTCGTAATCGTTTCCTGGGCTACGCCATTATCCCCTTCTGTGACTTCTGCTTTCCAAGGATGTTTGTTCTCACTATCTAGCTTATTTCGTCTAAAGACAGTTCCTTCGATGGTAGGACTGCTAAATGTAATCGATTCGCCTTTTGTTGTCAGGTTCGTTGTAGGGATACTAAAAATAACCCGATACAACCAAAAGTATCGATACTTCCCATTCGCTTTCTTGGCACGAAACCCAACGGCAACAGGGCTACCTCCATCTTCGCTTCTTGAAATCACGACATTGTTGCTATCAATTTTACTGCCCGTTAAATCTTGGGCTGCTATCGAACCAATATCATCAATGCCAAGCGTTAACGTACCACTGTTAAATTCTTTTACAATTTCGGATACCCCATCATCTGCATAAAGAATCGCTTCAATGAGTTCAACACTTAGTTCCGCACTCATCGCTTTGGCTAGTATTTTGGGGACTCCATACGTTTCCACGCCATTTCCATCTTCTGTGATGTTGGCATAATATAAGCGGTCTAATCCGATTGTTGCCATGTGCTATTCCTCCATTCCATATTCTTTCAACACATCAATCACGTAATGATGGTATTTCGTATCATTTTCAAACCCGATATATTGTCGGTCCGTGATGGTTAACTCACCTTGTAGCAGAACCTTTGTTAATTGCTTTTTTAAGGACTGGTAGTTCTTTTTAGTAAAAAGGGACAGCCTTGCTTCTTCGAGAACCGCATGCGCTTGATTATCGGCAAAGAACTCCAGCCGATCCGACATCGGTGTAATGACGATATACGCTTCAGGCGGCTTACCTGAAAAATAACCTGTTTCAATCTGAATCCCTATGGGGTCTATTAGAACAGTAAGCTCTTTTAATAAACTCATAAGCGCTCAATCTCCTTATCCAGTGCCCTTTTCATCGCTTCCACACAAGCCTTTCTTGTGGCTGATTTGGTTGGCTTTAACCAAGGCCTTGGCGGTTGACCCGATTTCCCATACTCTAAAACCGCCGCTTTCAGTGCATTGGAAACACCTTTACTATCTTTTGTAAGTGGAATGCCTACTCTTAAATTCCAGTCACCCCTCGCGTCTTGAACCGCTTTTGTCATTTCTAGGGAAGCGACTAATGCTCCGGTGGACTGCGATGGCTTCTTTGTGCCCTGGCCGATTCTAGCCGATAGATTGCTTTTCGCTTTCTGTATGACCGGTTCTGCTCCTTTTTCGAGTACTCGAGGCACGATTTCATCGAAGCGATGATTCAACTTCGAAATCTTTTCTAAAAAATCGTCAGGCATTTTCACTGCTGCTCTTGCCATCGCTTCACCCCCTTGACCCGGTAATTCTTTCAGCTAACACTTCCATATACTTGCCACGATCTTCGATATCCTCAACACTCAAAATGTTGTATTTCTCACCATTGAAGCGGAGAAATAAATCCGTGGATAGCTCTACGCCACGAGGCTTTCTAAAATAGAAAAGGGAAGTATTCTCTGAAAAGCTAGCCTCGTTTTTCCAGGCTTCACGCCCATGACGATTCTTGTTATATCGTTTAGAAGCCCTAATAGATATTAGGACTTGCTCTTCTTTCGTAGTAAAACCTTCTGCATCTCTAATAGAATCTTCTTTAAAAATGTCAATCTTGATATTCATTTTTCCAAAACTCATATGATCACGTCCTTATTAAGACGGAGGAGCATATTAACGACATTCCATACTTGCTTACTCGCTTCCACATTGTCATTAAAAAAGCCGCCCGTGCTACCATCCCGACTCTCATAAAAGTGGGATGATAGCATAATAACAGCTTGTTCAGTCGTTGGATGCATCACGTTTTCTTTATAATAGCCATCTGATTTCTTTTGGTAGCTTTCTGCATAGGAAGTAGCGGCAGTAATAAAACCGGTCAGAAGGAGATCATCTTCGTCATGATTTAACAGTAGGTTCTGTTTCACCTTTAGTAGTAAATCATTCATCACTTTTCCCCCTTTGACTATTCCGATTTCATTAGCCCGGCTGTTTTCAACTTGGTCAATAAATCATTAAAATCCGTTACAAGTGTTTCAACATCCGTAGCAATACTTGCGGCTTGGTTTTCGGCAGGTTGAAATTCTGCATCGTTAAACAATAACTTCCCGCCTTCAGCAATAGCTAGCGAACCGCCAATGACTGTTTTTTCTCCACCTTGTTCGGTATAGTTCTTTACATTACTCATCGACGATCACCTATCCTTTCTGTTGAAGCACCTTAATCGCTTCTGGGAGAATCAGCTTCCCATCTACCCGCTGTGTTGCTTTGAAACCAACTTGTCCTGTTGCGGCATACAGCTCATTTAATCGCTGGAAAGAACGTCCTTGTCGATCAGCTACCCAGTAGTACCCGAAATCACCAAAAGCAATGGTCTTGGCAGCTGCTTCAACCGTTGGTACATAGGAAGAAGTTTTCACAGGGCGATTTAAAATTGTATCCGGTTGTCCAGCCTGAATCGATGGCTGCCATAAATACTGACCATTTCCGTCTTTCAACTTTCGAATCAGTTTGACTGTTGCATCATTCATGATAAAAATGGCTTTTTTACGATAAGGCGATCTCAATGAATAGAACAAATCCATAATCTCATCGACCGAAACGGAGGTTGCCGAAGTTGCCGTAACGCCTAGTTCTGCACCACCCGTTGCATTAAAAATACCAGTCGGTTTTCCGGTGCCATCTCCAACAAAGAATGCTTCTTCTTCTTTGGCACCGATCCGTCTGGCAAATTCTTTCGCAATATAAGCTTCAAGATTGAACACACTGTCGTTCAACAATTCCTCGGATACTTTAATCATGGTGGCCAACTTATAAGCCCCAATGGAAACTTGTCCAAAACTATCATCCGATTCTGGGATAAGCCCTTCTTCATCGACCCAGGAAGCTGTTCCTTTGGACGCAACCACCGGAATTTTTCGATCACCTGAAGAAGTCGTGATGACTTTCGCTAACGAACGGAAGATATTTTCCTCTTCCAATGATTCAATAAGGGTACGTTCAAACTCATCCGGTGCAAGATATCCTCCTTCAGAATCCGTTCCAATCTTCAGGGCGTTCTGAACGTCAAAGTTACCTTTGTTTCTCATCGATTTCCAGAATGCTTCACGGTACTCATCTGTTGCTCGACCAGTCTTTTGCCCTTCAGCACCCGTTGGCTTTGAAGTAATCGGTTGGTTAATTGGTTTGGAAAGTTCTAAATCAATGGCTTGCTGCCTTTCCAATCGGTCAATTTCCTTCCCAAGATTAACAACTTCTGCTTCCATCTTTTCATAGGTGGATGTATCTTCAGCAGAGAGGATTCCATCATCTCCACGTTTTGAATCAAGGAATGCTTTAGTTTGTTCCCATGCTTTTGCTCGTTTTTCACGTAGTTCTAATACTTTACTCATCCAAATCTCCTCCTTAAAGTTTTAAGAGGTCTAGCCTCTTGTCTAAAACGGTGATATCGGTTCCTGTTTTCTTTTCTTTTTGCGGAAGTTTGTGTAAAAAGGAATTTACCACCGCCATTTTGTTGTAAATGACTCCTTCATCCGATGATTCTTGGTCACTTTCTTCTTGGAACATAATCGCATCAGCAAAGCCAAGCTCCACCGCTTTTTTGGAATTAAACCAGCTTTCATCATCCATCATGCGTGAGAGCTTGGCCCTTGAAAGACCCGTCTTCAGTTCATAAGCGTTAATAATACTTTCCTTTACCTCACTTAGCATATCGATCGCTTTCTTCATTTCAAACGTATCCCCAAAAGCAATCGTCATCGGATTATGAATCATCATCATCGAGACGGGAGACATATGGACTTCCCCGCCTGCCATTGCAATAACGGAGGCAGCACTCGCGGCAATTCCGTCAATCTTTACCGTCACATCCCCTTTGTAATCCATGAGCATGTTGTAAATCTGGCTAGCTGCAAACACATCACCACCTGGAGAGTTAATCCAAATGGTGATATCCCCACCATCATTGTTTAGCTCTGATTTAAACTGTTTCGGAGTCACTTCATCGCCAAACCATGATTCTTCCGCAATGACACCATCCAGATGAAGTGTCCGGCCGCCTTCATTCTTGACCCAATTCCAAAACTTCTTCACGACTTATCCCTCCTCATATTTTTCTGTCCATGCTCCGGCTTTTGACATATCAACAAAATTCCCATTCACTAAATACTTGTCGCCCCCCTCATCTTCTGGAATCAGGTTCATCTCTTCTAACTCTCGTATATCATTTGCCGACATGACACCGTTTTGCCGCATGATTTGATAGAATTGCGCTCTTGACCCTGCATCCCCACGAAGCCTTCCATTCAGATTAAACTTGATGAAATACTCTTTCTTATCAGCATCACTTAGCAATGCCTTCTTCATCGACTGTTCAATTCTCGTCACCCAGGGCATGATGGTGTTATCAATGAAGCTAATAGACTGGTGTTCAATATTGCTAAAGGTTGCTTTGTCCAAGTTGGCGACAAGGTGAGGTGGAACTCTAAAAATCCGACATATCTCTTCAGTCTGAAACTTCCTCGTTTCTAGGAACTGCGCTTGTTCTGGCGGAATGCCGATACTTTGAAACTTCATTCCTTCTTCCAAAACGGCAATACGATGTGCATTGTCACTTCCTTGATAAACGGCATTCCAGCTTTCCCGTATTTTTGATGGATCCTTAACCACACCGGGATGTTCTAGCACACCGCCCGGGTTAGCCCCATTGGCAAAAAACCTTGCTCCATATTCTTCGGTTGCAAGTGCCATTCCAATTGCATTTTTCGCCATAGCAATTGGCGAATACCCAACAAGCCCATCAAAGCCAAGTCCGGGAATATGTAGAACCTCGTCACGTCGAAGAATGACTGAACCCGTGTCTTTTCGGTATTCATAAAAAAGTTCTCCCGTAGAAGTTCTATCCACTGCCATCCTGTCTGGAAGTAGAGGATATAGTGAAAGTACATTTCCCCTGCCGTCTCGGATAATCTGCGCATAAGCATTTCCCCATAATAAAAGATGACTCATCAGTGTTTCTCTAAACACAAACGAAGTCATCTCGGCATTCGGCTCATCATGAAGTTTGTAATATAAACTGTTTTCTACTGCTTTTTCTTTCCCATTGTCAGTGTATCTGTATAGATGGAGCGGGAGACTTGCGATGGTTTCTGCGAGAATCCGAACACAGGCATAGACCGCAGTTGTCTGCATTGCCGTTCTTTCATTCACTGTTTTCCCACTTGTGGTACCGCCAAAGAAGAAGCTGTAGGTACTCCCTATAAAACTGTTTTTTGGACCATCTCTTGATTGAAACAGTCTGGATATCAATGGTATTTTCATTCACACACCTCCTCGATGGCGGCAATTTATAAGATTAATATCCCCCGACCATCATAAACACTCTCTCGATTTTCATTCCGAATCGCACGATCCAGTGCCATAATCAGCGCAACCGCACCATCAATACGCTCCGTACTTTTTTCTTTATCCGGTTTGATGTTCCCTGCAGGATCGGTTTTCACAAAGATGTTATCCATCATCCATCTTAAAACTGGATTTCCTCCATGAACGATTCTTTTCTCGAGGGTGATTTTCATTAATTCTTTTGATGCGGGGGACATATCTTTATAGCCCTGACCGAAAGGAACGACGGTGAAGCCCATCCCCTCTAAGTTCTGAACCATCTGCACAGCACCCCATCTGTCAAAGGCAATTTCTTTTATGTTGTACTTCGTTTCCAGCTCTTCAATGAAAGCCTCAATAAATCCGTAATGCACGACATTTCCTTCCGTCGTTTTGATATAGCCCTGCTGTTCCCAAATATCATAAGGGACATGATCTCTCCTTACCCTTACTTTCAAGTTGTCATCAGGTATCCAGAAATACGGGAGGACGATAAACTTTTCATCTTCTGTTCTTGGTGGGAAAACCAATACAAAAGCAGTGATGTCTGTTGTACTTGAAAGATCCAGTCCACCGAAACATTCCCTTCCAAGAAGGCTGTCATGGTCAATAGGCTCGTCACAAGCATCCCATTTCTCCATTTGCATCCAACGGGTAGATTGCTTCACCCATTGATTTAGCCTCAGCTGCCTAAATAGGTTTTCTTCCGCTGGATTTTCTTTCGCGCTAATAAATGCATTGCGAACTTTCTCTATGTCAATGGTATGGTCCAATGATGGATTGGCCTTATACCAGTTCTTTTCATCCGTCCAATCATCGTCATCTTTGATTCCGTAGATGACGGGATAAAAGGTTGGATCAATTTTTCTTCCTTCAATAATGTCCACTGCTTTTTGATGCACTTCATAACAAATGGAGTTCCTGTCAGTTCCTGCAGTTGTGATTAAAAAGAACAGCGGCTGCAGTCGAGCATCCCCAGAACCTTTTGTCATAACATCGAACAGCTCTCGGTTTGGCTGCGCATGCAGTTCATCAAAAACAACCGAGTGAACGTTTAAACCATGTTTTGTATAAGCTTCAGCCGATAATACCTGATAAAAACTATTGGTCGGTTTATAGACGAGCCGTTTCATGGACATGATAGGCTTGAATCTTTTCCGAAGCGCCGGTGACTGATCGACCATCTCTACCGCAACATCAAAAACAATCGATGCCTGTTGCCGGTCAGACGCACATCCGTAAACTTCCGCTCCCCATTCTCCATCTGCACAGGTCATTAATAATGCAACAGCAGCGGCGATTTCACTTTTCCCGTTTTTCTTTGGTATCTCAATATAGGCCGTATTGTATTGACGGTACCCATTTTCTTTCACCGTTCCAAATACATCTCGGATAATTTTATCTTGCCAAGGCAGCAAATCGAAAGGAACACCTCGCCACTGACCTTTTGTATGTTTTAAACAGTTAATAAAATTGACGGCGTGGTCCGCTTTCCGTTCGTCATACACCTTTACCACCACCTTGAAAGAGCATTAATTCCATCGGATCCTCTGCGTCGCCTGGCTTATCTGCCACAATTCTACTTCTTGACGAAGGCGTTAAGCCAAACTGCTCACAGAAACGGTTCATGATTTTGAGATAGCTCTGGGCAATCGAAACCTGTGGCACCTGCTGCCAATAGCCAGAAGGGGTTTTGACAATCGTTCCATGCTTCGTGATAAACTCTTCTGCCTCTTTCCACCTTGCATACGCTTGACAGTATCCCGCAAAGGCAGCCATATCGACTTCCGTCAGAATACCAAGCTGCTCTAGTTGTTTGACCATTCTGCGCCATTCCTTTTTAGCTTCAGGCTCCAACCAAGATGGGCAGCGTGGTGCTTTCTTTTCAGGTTTCGGTTCCTTCTGATTCAAATCTCGCTTTCCTGGATTGCCTTCCAGTGCTTTCAGTGCCGTTGGTTTTGGTTTCCTTCCACGTTGGGCCACAGGTGCCACCCCCTTTCCTATTTGGCATAAGAAAAGAGCCTATCTTCTGACAGACTCCAATTGATTCATTTCCTTAGTTCTTCCATATTTCCATCTTGAACTCGCCATCAAAAACCATCCAGCGAACTTCCCCATCTTCAAGTTGCAGAACTAGCATTCCCGGCAACAAATACATTTCATTTTCTTCATATCCTGCTGTTTCCAAATCTCGCTTTTGCTGAAGCAACAGTTCCATTCCTTTCAGCGCATCAACATTCCCTTGCAGCATCTGAACCATATCTCTAGTCATTTGGTTCACTCGCCTTCCTAAAGGCCCCGCTTCCTTCAAGGTTTTGCAGGAGCACCTTCCTGGTCGTTTTGTATTCAGGGCCGTTCATTCCGAGCCTTATCAGCCAAGTTCTAAAGGCATATTTCGGATTGTCATCTTGGGCTCGTTTAAAAGAGGCTCGCTTTTGCTTTTTGGAATTTTTGTTAATGAATGCTGCAAGGTCTTGAAATGCTGCAATCTTTTCTGAATTCACATTTTGCATCTCTAGTTTGATAGTGATTGTTTCATTTTCAAAATCAAAAGCTAAGCCAGGGATCCTTCCTAAGCCAAGTTCATCAAGTGCTTTCTTAAACGTTTCAAAGGTATCTGTCTCCTTTTCACTTAATTCTTCTGGAAAGGTCTCATCCATCAGCGGCTCGTTTGTTTCAAATGCCATCTTGATCAAGTGCTGTTTACTATAAAGCATGTTTACTAGATTCCTTAATGTGTTTCCGGTATGCCCCTCGAGCGGAAGTGTTACTTCAATCCCATCCAATTCAAGAACCGCTGGCTGTACCTCGCTAATTTCTTCTTCTGGCGGGTTCATGATCTCTTCGAAAACTTTCACTTCTCCAGCTGAGTTTGTAATGACTCCTTGCCTGTCAATCGTGTAGGTTTCTTCCTCGGTTGCAATTACGTAAGAGAAAGTCGGTACACTTAGATATTTGGGTTTCACCCCTAAAAATTGTCCTAGCTTTTTGACCATTTCTTTGCGATCCATTTTCATGACCTCCTGTGTTTTGGTGTAGTACATCTATCACTCTAAACACAGATAATAGCAAGTCATTTCATCATAAAATCAACAGATTCTGACCAAAATAAAAAGACCTCAAATGGTCTCATTTACTCGTTCTCGATGGCTGTATATCTTGGATTATCAGGTCGGAGCATAGCAACTTTGTTTATCTATAATATTTCGTCAAATACAGGTTTCGGAACATCTGAATACGATAGCTTTTCTCCATCTCTTTCAAGATAAACATTTGCGTCCGTTCCCATGTGCTCGATATACCGTTTGACAATCGCATCTGCGTATTTTTCGTCCAATTCAATCGTATAGCAAATTCGATTCGTTTGTTCAGAAGCTATGAGCGTAGAACCGCTCCCGCCAAAAGGATCCAAGACTATGCAGTTGCTCATGCTGCTGTTTTGGATGGGATACGCGCACAAGCTAACGGGCTTCATCGTTGGATGAATGGTATTTTTCGATGGTCTATCAAAATTCCAGATGGTGCTTTGCTTTCGATCGCCGTACCAATTGTGCTTGCCATCTTTTCGCCAGCCAAATAAAATCGGTTCATGCTTCCACTGGTAAGGACTCCTACCAAGAACCAAACTTTGCTTGGCCCAGATACAAACACCGGATAAGTAAAAGCCAGCATCCTTGAAAGCCTTTCTGAAGTTGTAACCTTCTGTATCAGCGTGGAACACATAAATGGATGCATCCTTTTCCATACTAGCAGCCATATTCTTATAGGCTTTAAGCAGGAAATTATAAAACTCTTCATCTTTCATATTATCGTTCTGGATACTGCCCGCTTGAGAAGAATAATTTACATTGTACGGCGGGTCTGTTACGACAAGATTTGCCTTCTGCCCATTCATCAGAACTTCATAAACTTCCGGGTCTGTACTGTCTCCACAAACTAAACGATGCCTACCAAGTAACCACACATCTCCTTCTTGCGTAATGGCGGGTTCAGCTAATTCTTTTTCAACATCGAAATCGTCTTCCGTAATATCTTTATCATGTACCTCGTTAAAAAGCTGATCAATTTCCGGTGGGTCGAAACCAGTAAATGCAACATCATAATCCAAAGACTGTAGGTCCTGAATGAGGTCAACTAACAGTTCTTTATTCCATTCCCCGCTAATTTTATTTAAGGCGATATTGAGCGCTTTTTCTTTTGTCTTATCCACATCAATGACGACGCAGTCAATCTCTGTAAATCCTAGTGACTTTAAAACAGTCAATCGCTGATGTCCTCCGATTACGGTCATATCGTGATTGACAATGACGGGTTCAACATAACCAAATTGCTCAATACTATTTTTTATCTTTTCAAACTCACTGTCGCCCGGTTTCAGTTTCTTCCTGGGGTTATAACTAGCAGGAATTAAACCATCAATGGGCAGCTTTTTAAATTCCATCCTCTTCACTCCAAAATCTAAATTTGATATAGCAATCATGACTACAGAACTTCCGCTTCTTATTCCCGTAGCATCCGAACGTTTTCTTGCATTGTGGGCACGTATAGTTATAAACGGCAGTGTCCCTTTTCTTTCGTGCCTGGGGATTTTCATTCCACCATTTTCGGCGGCAGTCATCAGAACAAAACTTTCGAACTCTTCCTCGCCCCTTTTGCTTGAGAAGTTTACCGCAGGAGGAGCAGAGCACATTGTTTTTCATTTGTTCTTTCACATTTAAAGCAACAACTCTTGCATCGCCATCAAGGCCATTATGCTTACAAAAAATACGTACCGTATCACGCGATTTTCCCAACACTGCAGCAATCGCTTTGTAGCCAACGCCTTTAAGTCTTAGGGCATAGATATGCTGTTTTTCTACCTCTGTCACCGCTCCCACTCCTTTCTGCGTAAACAGTATTAAGAAGGATAATAAAAAAGCGCATAATTCAGCTGTTTAACAAGCTAAAACATGCACTTCATTCGTGTTTTTCAATTTCAGACTAAAACTAATCAAACCTCAGTACTGGCAAGGGTTGTACAGGTTTTTCACCACTGCTCAAATCAAACCTTTTCGCAAAATATAAAAAGGCCTAATCCCTTGCCGCTATTGGGGCTGCACTCATATTCAGCCCTTCAAGAGTAACCCCCCTTGCTTAATTCCGCGAAAATTCACGTGAAGGGGGCACGCGGTCGCTGTATAAAAGGTTGTAGGGATTTGACCTCCCCTAGGGGTCGCTCAGAACGAGTAAACAGGATACTGATCTTCTGTTCTGGTCTTTCGATCGTGACATTTCTTACACAACGGTTGCCAGTTGCTTTCATCCCAGAACAAGAGCCGGTCGCCTCGATGGGGTTTGATGTGGTCCACGACCGTTGCTTGCTTCAGCTTCCCTTTCTGTTCGCATCGAGTGCAGAGAGGGTAAGCTTTCAAGAAGCGTTTGCTCGCCTTCCGCCAACGGCTATCATACCCACGCTCACTTGCATTGGCTCGGTCATTAACGTGAAGCTTCGCATGAAACTCACAGTACGTACCATCTGTTAACAAAGGACAACCGTTATGTTTGCACGGCTTCTTTGGTTTCTTTGGCATTGTATTCAACTCCATTACGCTATTAAAAAAGCCCCGAAGGATGTACCTTCAAGGGCTCGTGTTTATACTACTTCTACACCTTATACGATAGCACAGGTAGAGGGTGGCTTAACATGGCTTTTCATGGCGTGTTTTTAAAAACAAAGAAAAACCTTTAAAGGAACGCTATCCTTCAAAGGCGTGGTGGTTACTATTTCTTTCATATGCATTCAACCGAACGTACTAGATTATCCGCTTCTTTCAGGGCTTTCCGGTGCAGACGATAAACCCAACGGATATCATAGCCCATAATCGTTGCAACTTCTTCCCAGGTACTTCCGCTCAGGTACCGTAGTTCTAAGAGCAACCGATGTGAAGGACTTTCCATTTCCGAAATGAGATTGGACATCTCCCGTTTTAAATCGACTAAGCGATCGATGTCCTCATTGATTTCTTCTTCCAAACTCATTAAGTTAACGAGGGCGTTTTCCATTGGAGATCGTTGCCTTGTACTTTGGACATTATCTTCCTTGAGAACGGATGTAGTCTTTAATGCAAGCTCTCGCAACATCGAAACCTGTTCTAACTTACTATTGATTCGCTGATCCAGCTTAAAGGCTTGTGATAAATAGTCTTTCGCATTCACCGTCCATTCCTCCCATCTTTACGACCCTTGTGGCAACGTCTTTTTATATCGATTCATTTTTGCTCTCACTGCTTCAATCAATGCAGCTTGGCTCACATCTTTAGCTTCCAACGCTTTCATCACCCGTTCATCGATGGTGTCTTTCGCGATGATATGGTGGATGACGACTGTTTGTTTTTGTCCTTGCCGCCACAACCTCGCATTCGCTTGTTGGTAAAGCTCGAGGCTCCAAGTGAGTCCAAACCAGATGATGATGTTCCCGCCAGCCTGAAGATTCAACCCGTGACCGGCAGAAGCTGGGTGGGCTAGGAGCACTTGAATCTTCCCTTGATTCCAATCCTTGATATCCTGGTCCGTTTGAAGGAATCGCGGTTGTACATTCTTTAAATGTTTTAACAGCCTGTCCTTGTCATGTTGGTAGCCGTAAAACAGAAGAACGGGTTTTCCACCTGCCGCTTCCATCAATTCATCCAACGCTTTCAACTTCTCATCATGGATATGCTTCACTTCACCATCTTCATCGTACACAGCACCGTTGGCCATTTGTAATAACTTATTGGCAAGAACCGCTGCTGAACCCGCTAAGACATCTGTTGATTCAATCGACAAAATCAATTCTTTTTCTAATTCGTTATACTGCGCTTTCGCTTTCTTCGGCAGCTTTACTGGAATGATATTATCGATTCGTTCTGGTAGTTCGAGATAATCCATTGCCTTCATGCTTACGCAAAGATCAGAGAGTTTTTCATAAATCGCTTCTTCCGCATCATCTTTTAACTTCCAAGTGTAAACCATCATTTGATTTCGCTTATCTGGCAGAAAATACTTTTCTCGATAACCCGTAACGGTTTTACCTAATCGCTCTCCACCGTCGAGCAAATACATCTGTGGCCACAAATCAATTAATCCATTCGGTGCGGGCGTCCCAGTCAATCCAACGATTCTTTTGATAAACGGCCTCACCTTTTTCAAGGCCTTAAACCGCTGTGCTTTTGAAGATTTAAAGCTGGATAACTCATCAATCACGACCATGTCAAACGGCCAGTCCGAATGTAATCGTTCAACAAGCCAGGTAACATTTTCCCGATTGATGATGTAGATGTCGGCCTTTTTATAAAGTGCTGCCACTCTTTGTTTTTCACTGCCAAGCACTTTGGAAATTCGTAGCCCGTTTAAATGATCCCACTTCTCGACCTCATCTTCCCAAGTAGCACTTGCGACTCGGAGCGGGGCAATGACCAGCACCTTTGCCACTTCGAAATAGTCATACATCAGTTCCAAAATCGCCGTTAATGTAGATACTGATTTTCCCATTCCCATTTCAAGAAATAGAGCTGATTTCTTTTTATCAATAATCCACTGGGTGGCATAAGCTTGGTAATGATACGGTTTATAAATCAAAGGATCATCTCCTCTATCATTCGATCGACCGCTTCATAGCTATCAATCTTGAAAACTTGAAATCCTAATGCTTCTAACTGTTTTTTCCTTTTTCGTTGCAACGCTCGTAACTTTTTAGCTGGTGACTTTAATTCTACAAAAGCGATCCTTGCACCGTTAAAGAGCACAAGCCGATCGGGCACACCTGCAAAACCGGGTGATATCAACTTCAGTGCCAACCCGCCATGTTCGTTCACTTTCGTTTTCAACCTGTTCTCCACACTCGCTTCATTCATCTATCGGTCACCCCTAAATATACTGTTTACAGCTAAAAGCCTGTATTCACAGGGCTTCATCCACTCATCGTAAACAAATAAACATAAAAATAGTTAAGCTATACATATAAGCGTATTAGGGGGTATAGCGTATATGCTATATACTCCCTATATCTTCTTATATAGATATATATGTTTATCATGTTTACAAGGTATATAGAGTAAGAGGGACAAGGGGTTTGATGTAAACAATGAAAGTTTCTAAAAGTTTACCTGTTTACAGGTTTTCTCTTTTAAATCCCCTTTGTGTCCCGTAACTTTTATCAAATCGAATGGAACTGACCCTTTTCCAACCAGGCGTTTGCTGGATGATCATATTGATTTCTTTGGCATCATACCTAGTCATGAGCGATACATCCTTTTGGAAAAGCTCATCCCATACCATCTGGGCACATACTTTGTTTAATTTCATCGTTTGAACTGAATGGTCCTTGGGTTGATCCATATGCAAATAGGTTCTCCTTGTACCAATATCGAAGTGGTACCAATTAAGAGGAACCTCAGTTTCCAAATAAGTTCTAATGCTTTCTGCAATCGGATTCTCTTGGGTATGGGATACCTGAAGCACGCGAGCCTTTTCTTCAATCTCTTTACTTAGTGCCAAGGTTTCTCCCTTTTCATACAGTACCTTTGCCTCCGCCCATATTTGGTCAACTTCCTCTTCGGTTAACTCATTCCACATGTTTTTACTGCCGCCGCCATTAACCGTTATAGGTAAGAAGCGGCGATTTCCTGTTGGATCATTTAAAAAGTCATAATCATTGGTCGTTCCGAAGAACACGCATTGTCGTTTAAATGTTTCATTATGCCGACCGTATGCAACACGGAACGTATCCTCGGATTTAGAAATAAAGTGCTTAACGGCCTCCACATCAACCTTCTTCGTAGCTGTCAGTTCAGCCATTTCCAAAATCCAAGCTCCCTGCAGCTGCTCATAGGCTTCCTTGCCTTTCACGGTTATCAAGGAATCCGAGTGCCACTCTTTGCCTAACAGCTTAATAATGTAACTCTTCCCAATCCCTTGAGAACCAACGAGGACAACACAGTAGTCAAACTTCGCCCCCGGTCGATAGATTCTTGTCACCGCAGCTACTAAAATTTTTCGAGTAAATGCTCGAATACAGTCATTATCTTCCGCACCGAGGTAATCCACTAAGACGCTTTCAAGCCGCTCCTGCCCATCCCATTCAAGCCCGTTTAAATAATCTTTAATCGGATGAAAGGCATATTTGACTGCGACTTCACTCCAAGCATCTGCAATCACACCGGCTCCTTTAATGCCGTAAATCGAGTAAAGATAGTTTCTTAAACTAGCATCATCCGTATCCGACCAATACTCTCCACGTTCAACACTCCGCCATGGCAAATCCTCTTTAATCACTACACGGTGGACAAAGTCATTCAATGCAATACGGTCTTTTAATGCTGGATCATGTTCAAGGATAAGAATGACATTCGGTGCACTGGAGACGATATTTCCTTTCTGGTCCCTTGTCAGTTCAGACAGCCATTCCATGTCTTCGCCTTCAAAATCTTCTGCAGCAAGGCTTAACTGCTCTTTGCCAAGCGTTACTTTCACTTGTTTATCCTTCAGCGCTTCTTCCACCATCGCTTTATACGAAGGCAACCGGTTAATCGGTGTTTCCTCTTTTGCCGATTCATCAAGCTCTCCAAATAAGTGGATACGAACCAAATCAAATGCATTACAAAGCCGTCCAGCGATTGGATCAGTCGAATGATGCGAGTAGGCAAAGTCGCCATCTCCGTAAATGACTAACCCACCCGCAGTGGAACCCTCTGAATACGAGTATCGATTCGGATCTTCGCAAGGAACATAGATAGCACTTAAGTATTTTTCAATGACATCTTGCACAGTGTACGTTCGGCAAAATGCACCAACCATACCTTCTTTGGCTTTAGGGTCCCCTTGTTTATCCGCTAGTTTCTTTCGTTCCTGAACCGTTCTTGAACTTTCCGGCCAATAGGAAGAGTCTTTCCAATCTGAATATCTTGCAAGTACATCGTCTGGATTAATCCACGGCTCGTCCAATACGTTAAAGACAAACTTCCCATCAGAAGGAGTCGATGGCCAATACATGAGCCGGTGCACTTGATAGGTCGTATCATCAAAAAAATCTATGCCAAAATCAGCAGCAATCCGTCTCGCAATCGGTACATATTCATCGGCAGTAACGGGTCTGGATAAAGGAATGACCAATCGCAACCTTGGATTTTTCGGTTGATGTTTATGCGTTGAATACATGGCACATCCATAGCCAAACATCGTCTCAACAGCTGCCCATAAGTCGCCTTTCACAAAATCCGCATCGAGGGACACTATCTGCCGCAATTCCACATTTTCCTGTTTTCGTCTGCCGTCTTTTAAGGACCCGCCAACAAAGCCACCGACATCCTTAATCTCATCCTGTTTCGTTTTGGAAAGCTTCTTGTATTCTTCAAACGTTTCATGCGTTCGCACAGTACGACTCAGTTTCGTTACGAGCTCAGACCAAAGCATGTCTTTGTTTTTCCAGTCCCGTTCTTTTCGGTTTCTGCCGGTCGCAATCGAAAGCTGCCCATCATGTTGTAGCCTGTAAATTTTTGCTTTATTGTGCTCTATCACAGTTACCAGCCCTCCTCCGTAACGCAGTTTTCAGGCCTTTCTTGGCTCCTTCCAAGTCACCGGAAAGAGCCTGGCCTCTCATTGTCTTTATTAATTGATCGGATAACACATTTTTGTATTGCTTCAATTCTCGAAGAAACTTCAAAATTTCTATGTCAGTCAACTACGTCACTTCCTTTGGCAGGATGAGGTACCTCTCTTATTGGTAGGTACCGTAACTCCACCCCTTTTTGTAAATTCCCTAGCTTTCATCAATCTTTCATATAATAAAGAGTTTCAAAACTATCAGCACCTAATGGAAGTCCAGGAGCCCACTCAATCGGCCGCCCCATCACTTCTTCTACTTCTTCCATCGATCCAGTTCCATTAGGGACATCAAGAACGACTTCATCATGGACATGGAAGTTTATACGATATCCCGCATCATCCAATCGAAGCAGAGCGACCGCTAAACAATCTCTCGCGATGGCTTGGATAATGTTTTCCGTAAGCTTTCCTCCATACGTTGGAATCCTTCCCCACTGTTTCGTTCCTTGTTCTGTTCCTTCATAGGTAAGTTGCTCTTTCCCAAACCGCTCGTCTAACCCAATTTTCGGGCGTACATACGCAAGGGAACGACCAGACGGCAGCGTGATAAATAAAATGCCTTTTTGGAAATGGAAAGTTAGCCCATACTGCTTTTTCACGACTACTTTCTCCTTTACTGCCTTGATAGCTGCAGCTTCAATCCCCCACCAAAGTTTCACGATATTTGGGTTGGCTTCTCGCCATGCAGAAACCAAGTCTGGAAGTTCACCTTCCGTCAGGCCCATCTCAATAGCCCCCATCTGCATCAATGCTCCTTTAGCACCGCCATAGCCAAGGGCCAATTCAGCAATCTTCCCTTTCTGTCTAAGCGGACTTCCTTTATCGATCGTTTCAATCGGGACTTTGAACATTTGCGCTGCCGATGCTTCGTAAATTTTGCCGTGTGATTGAAACACGTCCATTCGCCATCGTTCCCCCGCAAGCCAAGCTATCACCCTTGCTTCAATCGCTGAAAAGTCCGTGACAATAAACCGATGGCCCTTTGATGGAATAAAAGCGGTTCGGATCAGTTGTGACAAAACATCTGGCACATTATCAAAAAGGAGCTCCAAGACTTCATAGTTCCCTGATTTTAATAGATTTCTCGCAAGCCCCAAGTCTTTCAAACTGTTTCTAGGTAAGTTATGAATTTGAACAAGTCTACCAGCCCAGCGCCCAGTCCGGTTCGCACCGTAAAATTGCAGCATCCCTCTAATCCTTTGATCTGGACAGACGGAACGCTTCATCGCTTCATATTTTTTCACTGATGTTTTGGACATCGCTTGTCGCAGCTCCAACAACCGCTTCACTTCCGGATTGTCCACTTCATCCATAAGCGCTTCGACATTTTTCTTGGCAAGGCTATCTACTTCAATCCCATACGTCAGCAACCATTTTTTCAACTGTGCTGGGCTATTTGGATTTTCTAGCCCTGTTAAATGTAATGCTTCTCCAAGCAGCTCATCTTGAAATGCCTTGTCTGCCTGAATGGCATTTTCAACAAGGGTAGAATCTGTAAGAACGCCACCGTCATTAATTTTTTGGTCCAACTCCCAAAGCTGTTGTTCCACTTTCGGAATTGGAAAAGTTTCGAGTTTCTTCCGAATTTGTCTCTCTACTTCGACGTCCTGTTTGCAGTAATCCTTAAAGGTATTCCACTTTTCCGGATCATGTTCTGGAAGATTACGAGTCCTTCCTTCATTCACTTTGGTCGGTTTACAAGGTAAAGAGAAAAAACGAATTAACACTTTTCCTTCTTTCAACTTTTGCTCTTTCAATCTCAGACATGTAGCCACTCCATCGAGATATCCAGGTAAACCAAGCATTAAGGCATGAACCGATGAACACCTCCATTGTTCAGGCGGCATCGGTGCATGGAAATACTTTGCTAAACAAGTCCGTTCAAAATTGGCATTGTATGCCGTCTTCACTACGTTGGGATCCGTCATTGCTGTTAAAATGTCAGCTGGTATTTTCTCGCCAGTTGCTAAGTCGACAATTTGTACTTCATCATCATCAACCGCATAGGCGAACAGGAGAATTTCAAAATCCTCGGATTCACAGTAAGCGTAGACCCCTGACTTAATGAGGTCTACACTACTGTAAGTTTCAATATCAATGGATAATAGCTTCATAGCTATCAACCTAAGATGTCTTCTTCATCGTCACCGTTGTCATCCGCAAAATCTGCTTCCGCACTACTACGGCCACCAAGCGGCTCACCCTCTTCCGTCTTCATAATGTTTTGAAGGCCAGCCGCAATTCCACGATTTCCGTTTACGTTAAACCCATAAAAGGTCAAACTAACGCGTCCATAGCAACCGGAGTAAAACTCGCTTTGTTCCATAATCGGATTCAAATCCGCATCAACAATGCCTGGCTTTATTTTGCTGTTTGCATTAATGAAATAGGAATCCGCATACGCCTCGTCATCTTCACGATCCACATCACCATCACGCAATGGGCTTTTCAAATTAGACGGCACCTTACCGCCGAATTTATCCTTATTTTCTTGAGTTGCTTTTTGAATCGCATCTTTCACTTTTTTAATCGTCTTCTTATCCGTTTTCGGGATAATGATACTTACGGAGTACTTCAAGTCACTCCCATTAACGCTAACTGCTTGATGCACATTTGCATAACTGAACCGTATCGGGTTTTCCTTTGTTCCAATTGTGATCTTTACCATGATTTAATTCCTCCTCATTATTGAAAATCGGCTTCAGGTGAAGCTTTTATTTCTGGTCGTTTATCATCTTCAAGCACTAACTTAATCTTGCCCGGAGCTTTCGTAATAAGTGTTCCGAGCAATTCTTGAAACACCTTTTTACCGAGTTCTTTTTCGAGTGCGGTAATCGTATTTAATGACTTTTTGTAAATAACATCACTGTCATACCCCGCACTTTCTAACGCTTCAACCACTTCTTTTTCATCACTATATTTCCGGCTGCCTCTACCTTCGACAAGCTTCATACCTGGCCATTGCTTGTTTTCATCAATTGCCATGCTTAGGGCATAGGCTTGTACGTCTTTCGCCCAGCTAACCAAGTCATCAACGGAAGCTAACACTTCCACTACTTCTTCATCAGTGAGTAGCGGCGGCTTTTGAAAGTCCAAGCAGGCAAGTTTCAAGTTTTCATCTGCCCTCGCCCTGCAGGTCGCTTTCACCTTGCAAAACCGACAGTGCTCACCGGCAATAAAGTCTCCCTCTCCTTGAAAAGCAAGTTTTGCTTTCGGCTTAACAACTGTCTCGGCCCAATCAAGCAATTCGTCCACAGACATTTCAAAAGTAGAAATGCTATCCAGTCTCGGCTGACTAATCGTCATCATGATCGTTTCCAGGTCATAGAGAAATCCAAATTGGTTAATGGCTCCAAGTGCATACAGTTTCATTTGGGGATTATCAATCGCACTAACTGCAATCCCTTTTCCATATTTCAAATCAATGATTTCTAACGTTTTGTCCGTAATGATCGTCGTGTCTGATGTACCAAACCCTTCAGGCACCCATGGGCTAAAATCAAGTCGCTGTTCTAGCATCAGGACAGCATCTTTTGTCTCTGCCCTTGCTTCATTGAAACGCTCCATACAAAAATCCTTATGAGCTTCCGTAGCTTGTTCCATTTCTACTGTAAAAAGTGGATCCAGGCGAAGCTTTTTCAACCTGCTGGAGTACTTCTGCTTTGAAATGAGCCCAGCTTCTTTAGCGATTTTCAGTTCTGCAACTTCATGGGCAAGCGTTCCTTCCTCTGCATAAACCGATGTTTCAACATCCATCGATTCTTCTAATCTCGGAGACTTCGTGCAAACCATCCATCGATGCGCACCTGAAGCAGAAAGCAATGCATGTTGTGCCATCACAGTTCCTCCGCTTTCTTGAGCAATTCGACATATTGGTCAGCCGGAATATCACTTAGTTTTTTCGCTCCGAATTCAGTGATAAGAGCCTTCACCTGCGCTTGCTTACCTTCTTGTGATAGGGTTGCGAGTTTGGCTCTGACCTCTTCCAATGTGGGTGGGTTAGGTTTTTCCGTTTTTGCTGGCTTCTTTGGCTCTTTCTTTTCTTCCTTTTTGTCGACGGAAGCTGCGACCGGTTGATTGCCTTCCAACGCCAACACCAGTGTTTCAATACTCCAAGCTAAATTTCGTAAGTCCGTCGCAACATCAAGAGCGAGTTTAGTTCTACTCATTTTTCTTATCTCCTTTCTTTTCATTTTCCTCATCTAATTGAGTCAGCCGATTGGCTAATCGTTTTGAAACAATACTAATCGCTGTAAGAACGCCAACCATTTCTTCCTGCATGTCTTTATTGACACCTTTCGGTTCCGTTTGTGCAGCCATCTCCTTCACCTCCTGTTCTAAAAATAATGCCCTTCACTTATTAGCCAACGGGGAGGGCACTTTGGTAACCAAAATTACAGAAAATATTTTTTGAGCTTGTCCAGCACCTTTTTATGTCGCTTTACTACAGCTACATGGGAGATGTTTTCTTCCTTTGCCACTTCTCTGACCGTAAGGTCTTTGTAGTAAAGTGATTGAATCAGCTCTTGGTCTTTTTGATTCAGTTCAGCCATCGCTTCAAGATTAATAGAGTTGCTTTATCACATAGAATATCTTCAATCATTTGGTCATCTTCAAAATCCGTACCAATGTCCATCAATCGATCGATTGAATCCTCTTTGCTCGGGATAAAATCAACCGTTTCTGCGTCAGTATCAACGGCAATCCGTCCGACTTTAATATCCTGTTCCATGTACCGCTCACGTCTGTGCATCTTGTAATACTCTTTGTAAATCTCCTCACTAACGGGTACTTGATCCTTGCCGATTCTAATAAACCTGTCCACTCTCTTTTCCTCCCAATGGCCCGGCAAGAAGCCGTCGGGAAAAAAGAGACAAAAAAAGACCGAGCACAATCACCCACATTATTTGTAGGTTGATATGTGCCCGGCCTATTGGTAGTTCACACCACGACTCCATTGCTCGGTACCGATTATTTTTGATTCAATGTGCAATCACTTACTGGATGATCATTTTTTCTCAAAACGTCGATCATCCGGCTTTAGGTAATGCAATCGATTCCTCGCTCGGTATTATCGTGGTATGAACTTTTTCTTCAACATAAAAAAGGCCCAGATATATCAGTTACGACTCTACTGATAACATCCGGACCTTAAGGTAGATCAAATACGCAGCTCATGGTGAGTGGTAGTCTCCTTTTCGTCTCGCTTTAGATTTTTTGCATATTTGTTTAAATTCATCTGTTGCAAGCTCGACCTCCCAAACCCGCTTACACCTTGTACACTTCGTTTGCACAGGACCAGCAGCTTCTTCCCCTTTATCCATTAGCCTGTGACCACACACAGGACATTCCACTCTCGTTAACATTGCTTCTTTCACCATTTAATATCCTCCCAACCGTGTTGAAATTGTTTTATGCAAAGGTGTTCCTCAATTATATTTTACACAGGAACACACGTTCTGTACAGGTGTACTTTTTAAATAATGGGACTTTCTATGAAGAGTTTATTTGATGCACTGCTGTTTCTCCTTTCTCACTCATCATTTACTTGATCAATAAATTTTATTGATTGCAAGTTATTAGACCATTGTTTATAGTCAACGGTTAGTGTAAAAAAATAGTACTCAAAATAAGAAATGCCAGTTACTTTCTGAAAACTTAAACCAAGTGTATCACAGCTAAAATGTAAAGACAACAAATATGTTGTACATAGGTTCTATTTCCATTGACTGTTGTCAACACTAAGCGTATACTTAAATTAGAACAGGAGTGAATTTCATGTACGATGAAGATCAATTTAATAAGGAGGAATTTGCTTCATTGCTCGAAAGAGCAAAAGGGGAGCGCTCTATCAATAATTTTGCAGCTGAAACAGGCGTTAGCGCTGCACATATTTCCCGCTTTTTACGACTAATGATTGCTTCTCCGCCAACTCCAGAAACAATATCCAAGTTTGCAGCGAAGGCACATAATGAAGTATCCTATCAAGATTTGATGGTTGCCGCAGGACATATTGCCAAAAAAGAGAATGATGATAGAAGAAAAGATAGCATTGTGGAAAGAGAATCGCCTACGAATTTAAGAATGGAAAGAGAACTATTAATAAGAAGATTCAAGCAGGTAATCCTTGCGGATTTATATGAAAGGTCATTTAAATGGAGTGTGGAGGAAACCGGGGAAAGATTAAGATTTCCAGATATGATACTTAATATTGATAATGAAGGTTATGATAGATGGTATTTAGCGTTTATGCCTGTTAATCCCGAGCGTAGTCATTATTCAATTATGAACACAATTCACATGTATGGGCGAATTGCAACGTTTGAATTAAAAGAAACAGATAAGTTTTCTATAGTTGTGAATGATAAACGAGCATATGATATGTTTTTTAAAAGAGTACCTATATCCTTACGTGCGAATATATATGTTATGTTGATAGATCTAGAATGGGGTAAAATTTCAAAAGAAGAGATGTTGAGTAAATATAGGATAGATTAAATTCGGGGTAATTGTTTATGGCAGACTAGAAATGTAGGAAACGGCAGCTAATTTATGTATATAAAAAAGGCCACTTGCCAACATCTAAAAAAATATCTACACTCCTGTTTGGGATAACTTTTCAGGAGGTAGTTTAGGAGATGTTAGCAATGGCTGAAATTAATTATATCAGATATGAAACGAATACAAAAGGTCGCAAGTATGCCGAAGTAGCACGGCAAACTGGCAAGGATTGGAGGACAGTGAAGAAGTATGCGGACATGGAAGATTTCAATCCAGAAGTTCCGAACAAACAGAAACGAAAGTCACCTGTC